CTTATTAAAGATGGTAGATCAACTGCCGTATTGGAAGTAAAGGTAATAGAAACATCTAAGATGAAAGGTTACTTAATTTATGAATGTTCTTACATTGATAGTGGTACTGTTAAAGTATCCAATATTATTGCTAGAGATATATCGGATGCAATGGAAAAGTTAGAACCACTACTAGGATCAGGTATCCCATCATCAACTGTAAGTTATGTATTAGGAAGCCAAACTTTAAATACACCGATTGAATACCAATCAGGTCAATCCTAAAAATAAAAAACGATATATTAATGTCATAGAATTATAACTTTAACACCATATATCCTAAAATTGCTATGGATATGTATACTTAAATAAAGTTATAAAATTATGTCAATATTAGCAATTTTAGGTTTTTTGTTTGCAGGTTACTCTGTAATGGCAAACGACTCAGTTCAAACATTAGGAACGTGGATTGGTTCAAATAAAAACAAATTCGAATGGTATAAATTATGGGCCTTTGCATCATCGATCATGATTCTAACTCTTTGGTGGGGATGGTATTCATCGGGTGGTGATATTTCATTTGGCAGATTAAATAAAATACCATTTATAGAAGTTCAATGGTACCATACATTAGCACCATTAGTATTAATTCTTCTCACTAGAAAGGGTATACCTGTATCAACATCATTCTTAGTTTTATCAGCATTTGCATCATCATTCATATTAGAAAAAATGTTGGTTAAGAGTATAGTAGGATACATCATCTCAGGTGGTGCATCTTATGGGATATGGTGGTTACTTTCTAAGTTTGTAGATGAATCTAAAGATGTAACGGAATCCCATAAAACTTATTGGAGAGTTGCACAATGGTTCTCAACATCATTTTTATGGTTTACATGGCTATCACATGATGTAGCAAACATATCAGTATTTTTACCAAGAGAATTATCACCAATGTTACTAGTTGGGGTAATAGTGTTTTTTACTTTGTCATTGGGTTGGATATTCTATACAAATGGTGGGAAGATTCAAGAAATAATCGTATCTAAAAAGAACACCAAATATATACGCTCTGCAACATTAATTGACTTGGGGTACGCATTCTTACTATTATTCTTTAAAGAATGGAATGATATACCAATGAGTACAACTTGGGTGTTTGTTGGGTTATTAAGTGGTAGAGAATTAGCACTTAATACATTCTTAGCAGATGGAAAAAGTAAAAAAGGTATATTTCCTATGCTGTTGCAAGATTTCTTTAAATTGTTAATTGGACTGATGGTATCTGTTGGTATTGTATTAACAATACATTACTTATTAAAGTAATAATAATTATGAAATATATAATACTAGCATTAGTATTAGGCTTAAATTTAAATCTAAAGGCTCAAAAAGTAGGGTATGAAATAAGAACAAATCAACGTTCATATCTTACGGTTAGTCAAAAAGTATTTAGAAGTTCATTAGAATTAAGACATAGGTTTGACTTAAAAGAAAACCGAGTAACTTATAGGCACAATTTATCAATTAATGACTCATCTAGATGGGTATTAAGTATACCTCTACATTATAAGATAGAATCATCCACCCCAACATTAGAACCTCGTTTAATTTATAAATTTACTAAATTCAAATTATGGATTCAGCATGAATTCAACCATAAAGAAAGTATGAATACTGCAATTGCAGTTGATACACAGGTTAATAAATTATACTATAGAATAGGATGGGACACATCAAACACAGTTAGATTTAGAATATCAATAAGTTTTTAAAATAGGGAATTTTTTTTAAATATTTATGGCAAATAAATTAAGTTGTCTATGGCATCAAATCACCACACAGATGAGGTATTTAGAAAAAAGAGAATACCAAAAAACCCTATAAAATTCAAACTCACCTTAAATGAGGAACAAAAAATAGCAAAGGAAGCAATATTAAATAATACACTTACTTTACTAGCAGGCTCAGCAGGTTCAGGTAAAACTTTATTAGCATGTCAAATCGCTCTAGATGGTCTCTTTTGTAAACAATACAGTAAGATTATCATCACACGTCCTACCGTATCAAAGGAGGACATTGGTTTTTTACCGGGAGACTTACGTGAAAAAATGGATCCTTGGGTGCAACCCATATATCAAAATATGTATGCTCTGTACGATAAGGTAAAAATTGAAAAATATATTGAAAGTGGACAGATAGAAATAGTACCTGTTTCCTTTATGCGAGGTCGTACTTTCCTTGATAGTCTTATTATTGTAGATGAAGCTCAAAATGTTACACATGAACAGATGGAAATGATTGTAACTAGAATTGGTTTACGTTCTAAAATGGTTATTTGTGGAGATGATCATCAAGTTGACTTAAAATCAAAACGCGATTCAGGATTTAGATTTTTATACTCAGCATCCCGTAAAATCAAAAACATGAATGGGATTACTTTAAAACATAATCATAGAGATCCTATAGTAGATGGGTTAATTGATTTATATGAGGAGGCAGCTGAAATAGGAATAGTATCAGGTAGTAAAAAATAAAAGTTGTTCCGTTTTTTTCTAATATTTATAAATAAAAAATGTAATGGCATCTATTTTAACTCCTACTACTTTTAAAGTTAATATTCAAGAAGAACATATAGTAAAAAATACTCGAACGGTTAATGATACTACTTTTGAGATAAATAATGTAACTAATGTTGACAGAAGAATTGTAACTTGCCCCACTACTACCTCCATTTCTTTAATAGATATTGATGGTATAAATCCTGGAGCTGGTACTTTTCCTTCATCAAGCTTACAATATTTAAGAATTACTAACTTAGATAATGCTTATAATCTAATGCTAACTTTTAGTAGTTCAAAAGATGAATATTGGAGTCAAGAATTAACTCCTACCTCTTCATACTTCTTATCCAGTGCGGATGTAACAGGAAGTGGGTTTGTTAGTGGTTTGTCTTCTAGTATTGAAAATATTAAAGCTTATGCTATAAGCAGTAGCATTGATGTTGAATATGTGCTTGTAAACGCTTAATTAAAAAAACATGGCAGTAATACCAATATGGCCCGGATCTAGTTCATTTTCCTCAGGGAGTACTCCTTTTGGTTTCTATGATAGTGATTTAGAGTTTCAACAAGATTCAGATAAAGTAGCTAACTTTTGTGCTAGGAGATTAGGGTACCCCATTGTAGATGTAGAATTACAAGATCTTAATTTTTATACTGCTTTTGAAGAAGCAGTAACTACTTATGGTAATGAGTTATATGCTTATCAAGTAAGAGAAAATTTTTTATCATTAGAAGGAGCTTCTAATACAGTAGATGTTAAAAATACTTTACTAACCCCCACATTAAATAGAATAATTGATTTTTCTCAACAATATGGAGTTGAAGCTGGTGTTGGTGGGAATGTTGATTGGTATGATGGTTTAGTAGGTTTGTCTGCTAGTGTTCAAGATTATGATTTAAACGCTTGGGCAATTGAACAAGGATATGATAGTGGAGATATTGAAATTAAAAGAGTATTTTATGAATCTCCTCCCGCAATTGTAAGATATTTTGATCCTTATGCGGGTACCGGAACAGATTTACAAGGATTATTATCAACTTTTGGGTTTGGTAGTTATTCACCGGGTATTAATTTCTTGATGATGCCTATAAGCTACGATTTACAAAAGCTTCAAGCAATTGATTTTAATGACCAGATTAGAAAATCTAATTATTCATTTGAAATTAGAAATAATAAATTAAAAATATTTCCTATCCCTAAATTAACCGGAGGAGCCTTAAAAATACAATATATTTTAAAATCTGAAAGAGCAGCATCTGCTTTCCAAGATGGTGCAAATAAGATTACAGATGTGTCTAATGTTCCTTATACTAATCCGGTTTATTCTAAAATAAACTCAGTAGGTAGAAGTTGGATGTTTGAATATACATTATCTCTAGTAAAAGAAATGCTGGGATATGTAAGAGGTAAATATGGCTCAGTACCAATCCCAGGTGATACCGTAACTTTAAATCAAAGTGATTTAATTACAGCGGCAACATCCGAAAAAACAGCTTTAATTGAAAGATTAAGAACTTATTTTGATGAAACTTCTCGTAAAAATTTATTAGAAGCTAGGACAAAAGAAACAGAATTTAGAAAACAGGAATTAAATGAAGTACCATTTACAATTTATATCTCATAAAAAATAGTTAAGAATGTGTGCACTTTTTGGAGGTTCAAGAGATGTTAGTTTATTCAGAGGTTTAAGTAGAGAACTTGTGGGGGATATTATTTCCCAACAAGCCGCTATTTACAAACCTCAACTAGCAGAGACCAAAGTGAACATCTATGGTGAAACTCCTGGAACTAGATATTTTGATGAGCCTGTATTATTGAATTGTTTAATTTCTAGAGATGATCAAGCTTATCCTGAAAGTGATTTAGGTATTGATTTTAATTGGGGGGTTGAATTTAGGTTTTTAAGAGATGATTTAGTAGATGCCAATGTATTAATTGAAATAGGAGATATAGTATTATATCAAGAATCATATTATGAGGTAGATTCTACTGTTTCTAACCAATATATAGTAGGTAAAAACCCAGATTATCCTAATGCTGAAAATCCTCTAGAAAATGATTTAGATCAATTTGGCAGTAATTTTTCAGTAATTGTTAAAAGTCATATTATTCCTTCTGATAAATTAGGGATTTCACCTAAAAAAGAAAGATTTTAATGGAAGATAATCAAGCATCATATAATAGAAAACCTATTCCTAAAACACAAAAGGAAATAAGTAATGGTTTTGTTGACCCCTATGATCAAAATTTAGGTAATCCTAATAATTTTGGTTCTAAGAATAGGGGTAATGAACAGTCTTTTAGAAATGATACAGTAAAACCTTTTACTTTAGGTCTTCAAGATATTGATGAATCTATTATGTTTTACTTTAAAAATGTAATCAAACCTTTTGTAATACAAAATGGAGAAAGAATTAATGTTCCTATCATTTATGGTGCCCCTGAAAGGTGGAAATCATATCAAAAAGATGGATATTATAGAGATAAAAATGGTAAAGTAATGTCTCCTATAATACTATTTAAAAGAAATAGTTTACAAAAAGTAAGAAATTTAGGTAATAAATTAGATGCTAATAACCCTGTTAATTTTGGGGTATTTCAAAAACGATATACTAGTGGAAATGCATATGGGCCCTTTGAAGTATTAAATAATAGGATTCAAGAAAAAACATACTACCCCGTTATTGTACCGGATTATGTAACATTGCAATATTCTTGTACTATACAAACTTATTATATAGAACAACTAAATAAAATAATAGAATCTGTAAATTATGCCTCAGATAGTTATTGGGGTGATCCTGAAAGATTTAAATTTAATGCTAGGATTAATTCTTTTAATACTATAAATGAACTAAATCAAGGTCAAGATAGAATTGTAAAATCAACATTTGATTTAACTCTTAATGGCTACATTATACCAGATACAATACAAAAGAACTTAACAGCTATTAACAAATTTACAGATAAATCAAAAATTATATTTTCAGTTGAAACTACCTCAGATGCTAGTGTGTTTGAAAAAGGTGAAGTTGAAACTAGAGGAAATAGAACAGTTGTTACTAATTCTTCTACAAGTGGTAGAAATAAAGAAGCACAAAATAGATCAAATACTATAGGATAATAAATGGCTAGAGGAGGACGCATAAGATTTTTAGATCAAGTTAGTATTTCATCACCACAAACGGTGTCAGGAGGAGGTGATGGTGTTACTATCACTAATAATGATGCAGTTGGAAGGATTCTTACTACTTCTGGAGAAAATAATGTAATTAATGGTAACACAGATATAATTTTTGTAGGTGGTAAGTTAGGTATAGGAACAAATGGTTCAACCCCTCAAGCATTGCTTGAAATTAATGGGGTTAGTACTGATTTAATATTAATAAAAAACGAAGATGGAAATGGGGTAAAATTCACATCAGAAGGAATTTTACAACTTTTACCCTACTCAGGAACAACAGCACCCGTAGAAGGTGGAATAATGTTTAGTGGGAGTGAATTTTTCTATGGAATATAATATTTATAATAAAAAAATAATTTAATAGTATGGCAACTTGGAAAAAAATAATAGTATCGGGCAGTGCAGCTGATTTAGCTCAACTAAATACCGGGGTAACCCAACAAATTTCCTCTTCATCAGATGATACCTTTTTAAGTGGCTCATTTAGTGGATCTTTCTTTGGAAGCGGAGCAGGACTATCGGGGGTAGCTGCATCATTCCCTTCAACCGAATTAACAAATATAGCTACTGCTAATAAGTTTTTTGTTAATGATGGTGCTAGTAAATTTATTACTTATGGGAATTTATTAACTGACTTAGCAGGTACTAATCTAGCTGTAGAAGGTTCTGATAGTTTAACCCTAGCAGCTTCAGTAACCGGAATAACAGCTACAGGTTCATTCTCAGGTTCGTTTACAGGAGATGGAAGTGGTTTATCAGGACTTGCTACTACATTAACAATTTCAGGTTCTACAGCGGGTAGTACAGTTGCATTAGGATCCCAAACATTAACTATAGCAGGTACTGCTAATGAAATTGATACAGCTGCCACAGCTCAAACCATCACAGTTGGTTTACCAAATGATGTTACTATTGGAAATGATTTAACGGTAACTAATGATGTGTTAGTTTCTGGTAATACTACAATTGCAGGAAATTTAAATGTAAATGGTACCACAACTACCATTTCCTCATCAAACCTATTAGTATCTGATAAATTCGCGGTATTTGCTTCAGGTTCTACCTCAGCCACTGATGGTGGTATTATCGTTCAAAGTGCGGTTGATGGGACAGGATTAGCAGTAGGGTATGATGCATCCGCCGATAGATGGGCATTGCAAAATGGTTTATCTGGAACCGCAACAGCAATAACCCCTGATGCTTATTTAGTGTCTGCAACATCAAGTGCAGCTGCTAATCTTCCTACAAACCCAGGTTATGGTGGAGAAAGTAAAGGGTTTGGTAATATGTTTGTTGCAAGTGATACGGGAGATGTTTATATTTATACTTAATGAAATAAAAAAAAAAGTTATGGGGTTATTAGACCAAGTAAATAAAAATAAAATTATAGAAAATTCTAACGAAGTTAAAGTAAGTTTAACTAAACAAGAATTAGAAGTAATTTTAGGAACTCTAAAAAATAGTAATTTTAAAGGAGAGGTAGTAGAAGTTCTTTATAATTTAGTTTTGAAAATGCAAAATAGTTATTTATCATTCCCCCTGGAAAACGATAAATAATAAATAATTATGAAACATTCTTTAGAAAATTTAGATTTAGCTGAATTAAATACTATTTTTCAAGCTTTAAATAGTATTACTATTAAGGGGTCAGATGCTCCTTTTTTAACCCAACTTTTAAATAAGGTTAATAATTCTATCCAAAAGGCACAAGAACCCCCCATAACCCCTCCTACTAAGACTGTATCTAAGAAATAAATGTAATATTTATGACAAATTATTGGCCCTACAATAATAGGGAAGTGGTCACAGCCATATCTGTGTAACCAACCATAATAAAAATATAACGTGCCAAATTGGAAAAAAGTAATTATCTCAGGCAGTAATGCAGAATTAAATTCATTAAATGTAACAACAAACATAACAGCATCATTTTTTACAGGTTCATTTGTAGGAGATGGTTCAGGTTTAACGGGTATTGACCCATTCCCATATACAGGTAATGCTCAAATAACAGGTTCATTATTAATTTCCTCTTCTGTATCTGAATCATTGACCGTTTATGGTAGTGGTTCTACTTTATTTGAAATTATAGGTTCAGTAGGTTCTGTATTTTCAATTGATGATTCCCTATCAGGTTCATTAATGGTAGTATCAGATATATCAGGTATACCTCAATTTGAAGTATTTTCCGATGGTATAGTAACAATAGGTTCTACTCCAACATCACTACATACAACTTCACAAATTTCATCTACTGCAACTACTACAAACCAATCTGTTTATACACTATCAACATCATCTTATGATGGTGCTTGGTTTAATTACACCGTAATCAGCGCTTCTAATATGAGGGCGGGTACTGTGATGAGTATTTGGGAAGCCGGCACTTCTAACATTAATTTTACCGAAACAACTACAACAGATATTGGTGATACCTCAGGAGTAGAGATATCAGCTGTAATAACAGGCTCTGAAGCCGCATTACAAGTTAATACTTCTACACCTTCATGGAAAATAAAAACAATTGTAAGAAGTATATAAGTTATGGGTATTAGTAGAGGAAAAAGTATAGTAACAGATGGTTTAGTATTAGCAACCGACCCTGCCAATCATAAATCATACATTGGTAGTGGTACTAATTTAAATAGTACAATAGGTGATGAAGTCGGTGTACTAACCAATGGGCCTACATTTAATACTACTGAAGCTGGGGGTACTATAACTTTAGATGGTTCGAATGATTTTGTGACTTTTGGAAACGCATCTGTTGCTAATTTCGACCATGATGATTCATTCACTTACGAAATATGGGTGAGGTCGACAGCAAATGCCAGTAAATATATTATGGGTAAAAATGAATCTAGCGGGAATTATAGAGGGGTGGAACTAACATATAGAGGAAATGCTAATGTAGGTAAAATAGCATTTTTCATACGAAATACAAATGCGAGATCTAACAGAATAGTTGTATCTACTGTAAATAATACTTATAGAGGTAACAATTGGCATCATTTAGTAGTTACATATGATGGTTCGGGTAATGCAAGTGGAATGAATATTATAATAGATACTGTAAATGATGCCACAACCATAAGTACGGGTAACATATCAGGTGGAATAACAAGCACATCAAATCTTTGTATAGGTAGTCGAAACGGAGCCGCAAACTATCTACCAGGTACTTTTCAAACATTTAAGATATATAACAAAGTACTGACTTCAGCAGAAATACTTCAAAATTACAATGCAACTAAAGATAGATTTGGATTATGAGGTTTGGAAGAAATATAATAACAGATGGTTTAGTATTGACATTAGATGCAGCTAAT